CAGGGCTCGGCGGATATGTACGACGCGACGCAGCACTTCTACTCGGACGTCCGCGAGCGCCGCGTGCTCACGGCCGAAGACGCCGGCGGCGACGTGCTCGAGCGCCACGTCCAGGCGACCGCCGCCGTCAAGACCGAGCGCGGCTACAAGCTCTCGAAGCTCCGCTCGAGCCGGCCGATCGACGCGACCGTCGCCGTCGTCATGGAGCACGCGCTCGCGCGCGGGAACGTCGGCGTCTCGGCCTACAACGATCGCGACCTCCTCGTCATCGGCGGCGACGACGGCTTCGAGGACATCGTCGCCGACATGGCCGAAGACGGCGACTACGACCTCGAAGACGACAGACTCGACGAGTGAATCCTCGCGCACGCACCTTTGCGATCCTCGGCCTCGTCGCCGGCTTCGTGCTCGTCGTCGTCGGCCTGGCGCTCGTCGCCGGCGCCGGCGTCGCGCTCACCGTCGCCGGCGCGCTGCTACTCCTCGCCGGCGTGGACATGGTTCGATGAGCGTCCTGCGAGCTCTCGTCGACGACGAATACGCCGAGCAGCGCGCGACGCTCGCCGAGCCCCCGGATTGGATGTGGGACGCCTTCGGCGGCACGAAGTCGGCGTCCGGCGTGACGATCAACCAGCGCACCGCGCTCGAGCTCGAGACGGTATGGGCCTGCGTCCAGCTCATCGCGTCGTCGGTGATGTCGATGCCGCTCGTCGTCTACCGCGGCACCGGCCGCAACCGCGAGCGCGCGAAGACCTCGCCGCAATACAAGCTCCTCCACGACCGGCCGAACCCGTCGACGCAGCCGGACGCCTTCGTCGAGTCGAGCCTCGCGAACCTGAACCTATGGGGCAACTACTTCGCCGAGAAGATCAAGGCGAACCTCAACGGCCGGCCGGTCGTCGGCGAGCTCTGGCAAATCCCGCCGGGCAAGGTGACGGTCGAGCTCGACGCGCGCGGCGCTAAGCACTTCTCGATCGACGGGCATCCGCGCACGCTCACGTCGCGCGAAATCCTGCACATCCCGGCGTTCGGCTACGACGGCATCCGCGGCCTGTCGCCGATCGCCATATTCCGCGAGACGCTCGGCGCCGAGTCGGCTCGCGCCGAATGGGGCTCGCGCTGGTTCGCGAACGCGGCGAACCCTGGCGGCGTGCTCGAGACGGACAAGATTCTCGACGAGCACGGCGCGAGAAAGCTCAAGCGCCGATGGGAGGCCATGCACCGCGGCCTACGCAACTTCGGCCGGACGGCGGTGCTCGAGGACGGCGTCAAGTGGAAGCCGATGACGATGCCGCTCGTCGACCAACAGTTCATCGAGCAAAGCCGCTTCGGGGTCAACCGCATCGCGCGCATCTTCCAAGTGGCGCCCGAGAAAGTCGGCGGCGATCGCTCCTCGAGCTCGATCACCTACGCGAACGTCCAGTCGGCGAACCTCGACTTCGTCGTCATGTCGCTCCTGCGCTGGATCACGCGGCTCGAGCAGGGCTTCACCTTCGACCGCGACATCTTCCCCGAAGGCCTCGACCTCTATCCCGAGTTCCTCGTCGACTCGTTCCTGCGCGGCGCGCCGCTCGATCGCGCGGCGTTCTACGAGAAGATGCACGCGATAGTGACTCCCGACGGCGTGCCGGCGCTCACCGTCGCCGAGATTCGCGAGGCCGAGAACCGGCGCGTCGCCGGCGACGACCTCGAGCTCGAGCCGCGCGAGCCCGAGCCGGCGCCGACAGACGAACCCGACGGGGCCGGCGCCGCCGGCGCGAACGGAGCCGGCGCCGTCACTCCCGGCTCGCTCGTTCCGGCCTAAGCGCCGCCGACGGCCGATAGGCTCGGCGATGCCCGAGCTCGAGCTCACGACCGAAGACCTCGCCGCGATCGCACTCCCGCCGGCCGAGCGCCGGTCGGCCGCGCTCGACGACGTCGAGCTCACCGAGGACGACGACGAGCTCGTCTTCGAGGGTCACGCCGCCGTCTTCGACACGGTGAGCGACGACCTCGGCGGCTTCCGCGAGCAGATCAAGCGCGGCGCGTTTCGCTCTGCTCTCGCCGGCGGCGCCGACGTCGCGTTCCTCGGCCTCAATCACAACGAGGCGCAGCCAATGGCGCGCTCGACCGTCCGCTCGGGCCCGGGCTCGCTCGCGCTCAAGGAAGACGCGACCGGCCTCGCCGTCCGCGCGCACCTAGTTCCGACGCAGCCGGCGCGCGACCTTCGCGCGCTCGTCAAGAACCGCGTCGTGACCGACATGAGTTTCGGCTTCGAGATGGACCGCGTCGACGACGCCGGCGCCATGTACCCGCTCGAGCAGGCGCCCGGTCAGAAGTGGTCGAAGCACCCCGACGGCTACATCCTGCGGACGATCACGAAGTTCGCGAAGCTGCTCGACGTCACGCCGGCCGATCGCCGGCGCGCCTACGGCGGCACGGCCGCCGCGATGCGCTCCCTCGCCTGCGGGGTCGAGCTCGTCGACGTCGCCGGCGAGGTTCACCGCGACGAGCTCGTCGAGCTCGCCTGGAAGATTCACCGCGGCGAAGTGGCCGCGACCGACGACGAGCGCCGGACGATCGACGCCGTCTTCTCGACCATCGACACCGTCTCGCCGTGGATCGCGGAGCGAGCACTTCGGGCTACTTCCCAAGAGCCGGAGCTGCGGGCCGCGATTCCTGGGAAGGTCGTGACGCTCACGTTCGCCGACGCCGAGGGTGACGCGGAGACGATCCCGTTCCGCCTCGCAGCTCGACGTCGACGGCTCCGCGCGCTCGGGGTCACAACCTCAACGTAGGAAGGGACGACATGGATCGCTCGAATATCAACCAGCTCCTCGAGGAGCGAGCCGGGCTCATCGAGGAAATGCGGACGATCACGGTGACGGCCGAGGCCGACAGCCGCGACCTCACCGCCGAGGAGGCGCAGGAGTTCGATCGCCGCGAGACGGCGGCCGACGAGCTCGAGCGCCGAGCTCGCCGGATGGAGAAGCTGCTCGGCGTCACGCCGGCCGGCGGCCGCACGATCAACGCCGACGACCCGGACGACGGCGGCGACGGCGGTGACGGCGGCGAGCCCGAGCCCCCGAAGACGCTGGCCGAGTTCCGCGAGCGGCGCTCCGGCGTCCGGCCGCAGGACGAGGCCGAGTATCGCGTCGCGTTTTACAACTGGATCACGGCGGCCGACTCGAGCGCCGTGACCCACGAGGAATACCGCGTGCTCTCGAAGGCGTCCGCCGGCGCGGGGCTCAACCTCGTCCCGACGGACTTCCGTAACGAGCTCGTCAACGCGCTCCGCGAGTTCGGTGTCATGCGTCAGATCAGCCGAGTCATCACGACCGACTCGGGCGAGACGATGCAGATTCCGAGCGTCACGTCGCACGGCACCGCAGCGTGGACGGCGGAGAACGCGGCCTTCACTCCGAGCGACGAAGTCTTCGGACAGGCGTCGCTTTCGGCATACAAGGCCGCGACGATCATCCTCGTCTCGGAGGAGCTCCTCGAGGACAGCGCCTTCGACCTCGAGGCCTACATCCGGCAGGAGTTCGGGCTCCGCATCGGCATCCTCGAGAACACCGCCTACGTCGTCGGCGACGGCTCCGGCAAGCCGACCGGCGTCGCGACTCAGGCCTCGGCCGGCGTCTCGTTCGCCGGCGCGGCCGCGATCACCGCGGACGAGCTCATCGACCTCTACCACTCCCTGTTGTCGCCGTACCGGCGCAACGCCTCGTGGGTGTTCAAGGACTCGACGATCAAGCTCGTCCGCAAGCTCAAGGAAGGCGGCGCGACCGGGCAATACCTCTGGCAGCCGGGCCTCGTGGCCGGCGCGCCGGACACGCTGCTCGGCCGTCCCGTCTACGTCGACCCCGACATGGCGGCCGCGACGACCGGCCTCATCTCGGTCCTGTTCGGCGACTTCTCGTTCTACTGGATTCGCGACGTCAACGGCATCGCGTTCCAGCGCCTCAACGAGCTCTACGCCGCGAACGGTCAGGTCGGCTTCCGGGCCTACCACCGCACCGACGGCAAGCTCATGAACACCGCCGCCGTCAAGAAGGGCACGCAGGCGTAAGCCGGCGAGCTCTCCGCAACCGGGCTCGAGCTCGGCGTTGACTACGAAGGCGCCGAGCTCGAAGCTCAACCCCCGAAGGGAGACAACGAGACATGGCAGAAAGCAAGGCAAGCGCCAAGTCGAAGGCAGCGGCCGCGGACGGCGACGAGCAGTTCGAGAAGGTCGTCGCCGACGGTGCTGGTGTCACGATCACGAACGAGACGCCGGCCGAAGCCGACGAGACTTCGGTGCCGAACGCGATGGACGCGAAGGCGGACGACGCACCCGTGCGGACGAATCGCCCCGACGTCCCGATCGCTCAGGTGCTCGCCGCCGGCGCCGGCGAGCATATGCCGAACACCGACCCGCACATCGGGGCCGATGGTCGGTTCTACGCCGACGCCGACGAGGCTGCCGCGACGCGCGAGGGCGTCGTCTAGTAGCAGCTCTAGGGTGGGGGGCCGGCGATCGCTGCCGGCCTTCCCACCGACCTATAGACAGGAGGTTCGCGCCCCATGACGACCGAGACGAAGACACGATCGCGCAAGCCGCCGGCGGCCGAGCTCGAGAACGAGCACGGCGTCGAGAAGGG